CACAGATGGAAAGAAATTATGCTCAAAATGGTGACGCTTCTCCTTATAGACCAATTACTAAAAACGGTGGGCCTATTGAAAAAGGCAATCCAATGATTGGAATTGAACATAACGGCAAAAAATATAATATGAAAACTATTGTTAATCACCCAGATTTTAATAATACAAAAAAATATTGGAACATAGCGGACAAAACTTCTAAAAAATATTTAACACAATTTGATAACTTATCTAAACTTTTACCAGAAGGATTTGACCCTAAAAAAATTCAATTAAATGATTTGTTACAATTTATTAGTGATAAGGATGGAGTGCAAGGATTAAACAGAGCTAAAAGAGCAATACAAATTCACCATGAGTATGGTGTTGGTCCAAGAGCAACTACAAATTATCAATTGTTAAGACAGGATATAAATTTACTGGCTAATAAAACTAATAATTTACTTAAATCAAAAGATTTATCTAAAGTAGAAAAAGGTGCTGCTCAAGCATTAGAACGAAACACTAGATTAGTGGTTGATGATGTAAAATATGGACCTAAAAAAGTTTCTGCAACTGGAGATATAAAAAATATTATTTCTCAAGCTGAAAGTGAATTAAAAAGTTTTACTAAAAAAGATTTTAAAACATTTGCATCACAATTAGAAAAACTAGGTTGTGGTAAAGCAGCTGGTGGCAGAATTTTAATGAGTAATGGTGGTGTAACATTAACTAAATGTGCACAAAAAGGATCAAACAGATTAGAACAAATAATTTTAAGAGGTGGAGCAAACGACAAGGAACAAGACCTAGCTAAAAAAATATTAAAAGCAAGTAAAGGTTTAAAAAATTTAGCATCACTTAAAGGTTTACTAGGACCAGCAGCACTTGCTTTTGAAGTAGCTGTATCAACAGGATTAACTGGTTATGATATGTTATCAAAAGGTAAAACTTTTAGAGAAGCAGTTGGTGACAGTGTGTTTAATTATGCATTAGGAGATAGAACTAAAATAGATCCTAAAGAAGAAAGATACAAAGGTTACGCAGCAGCTGGAGTAGATAAAGATACAATAGGTAAAATATCTGCATTTGAAAATGCAATGGATGAAGTAAAAAATATACAACAAGAATTTGAAAAAGAAGACGTTGCTTATAGAGATGCTGTTCTTGGTGGTCCTAGAATGTCTGATGCAATAAAACAAAAACAAATTAAAAATTATTATGATCAAGTTAAAAAAAATCAAGAATTAATTAAATATTTAGAACAACCCGAAACACAAGAAAAATTAAAAATTGTTGATGATAATTTGTTTCCAGCAATGCTGACTGACGCTGATGCAAAAAGAAAAGCAATGCAAATGACAAAACCACTGACTGTTGGTTTTGGAAATACTATGGATTTTTTATTTCCTAAAGGATTTCTTAGTGATACAACTTATAAAGAAGATAGAGAAAAAGCTATAAATTACATGCCAGCTATACAAGAATATTATAGAAGCAATCAGTTTGCGGGCGGTGGTAGAGCAGGGCTATCCGGTGGTGATACATCAGGCAGACCACCAGAATCAGGACCCATGTCTCAAGGGTTGCGTTCTTTGTACAATAATGGTAGAAAACTTTAGGAGAATAAATGGCAGAAATAGATAAAGCTCTCCCGAATACTCGTACTGAAATAAAAGTTCCTGGGCCGGATCAAGAAGTCGAGATTCAAGAGCAAGAACAACAGCAAGGACCGGTAGAAGTAACACCTGATGAAGAAGGTGGTGCAACAATTAACTTTGAACCAAGTTCCGTGAACCAAGCAAGTACACAATCACATTTCGATAACCTTGCAGACATATTACCAGAAGAAAATTTAGATCCACTAGGATCAAGATTAAGATCAGATTATCAAGATTACAAAGCATCAAGAAAAGATTGGGAACAATCTTATATGAATGGTTTAGATCTTTTAGGATTTAAATACAATAATCGTAACGAACCTTTTCAAGGAGCAAGTGGTGCAACGCATCCTGTTCTTGCAGAAGCAGTTACACAATTTCAAGCTTTAGCTTACAAAGAATTATTACCAGCTGATGGACCGGTAAGAACACAAGTTCTAGGTTTATCTAATCCTGTTAAAGAACAACAGGCACAAAGAGTAAAAGATTTTATGAATTATCAAATTATAGATCAAATGAAAGAATACGAACCAGAGTTTGATCAAATGTTATTTCATCTACCTTTAGCAGGTTCTACTTTTAAAAAAGTTTATTACGATGATTTATTAGGGAGAGCTGTATCAAAGTTCGTCCCTGCGGATGACTTAGTGGTTCCGTATACGGCTACCTCATTAGACGATGCGGAAACAGTCATTCATGTTATAAAAATTTCTGAAAACGAATTACGTAAACAACAAGTAAACGGATTCTATTCAGACATAGAGTTATCAAAACCATCTGATGTTACAGATGCTGATAAAGTAGCAGATAAAGAACGTGAACTAGAAGGAGTTACTAAAACAGGTAAAGGAGAAAAACTTTACACGTTATTAGAATGTCACGTTAATATAGATTTAGAAGGTTTTGAAGATGTTGGTCAAGATGGTGAACCAACTGGAATAAAATTACCTTACGTCGTTACAATCGAAGAAGGTAGTCAAAAAGTTTTGTCGATAAGACGAAACTTCGCGCCCAATGATCCACTTAAAAATAAAATCCAATATTTTGTCCATTTCAAATTTCTGCCTGGACTAGGATTTTATGGATTTGGATTGATACATATGATTGGCGGATTGAGTCGTACGGCAACGGCGGCTCTCCGTCAATTATTAGATGCCGGAACGTTATCAAATTTACCCGCAGGATTTAAACAAAGAGGTGTTAGAGTCAAAGATGATGCAACACCAATACAGCCAGGAGAATTTAAAGATGTAGATACTCCGGGTGGCAATCTAAAAGATGCCTTCGTATTCCTTCCATACAAAGAACCATCAGCAACTTTATTACAGTTGATGGGAATAGTTGTTCAAGCAGGACAAAGATTCGCGTCAATTGCTGACATGCAAGTCGGTGACGGGAACCAACAGGCGGCTGTTGGTACGACTGTAGCTCTTTTAGAACGTGGTTCCAGAGTCATGTCAGCTATCCATAAAAGATTATACGCTGCATTAAAATCAGAATTTAAATTACTAGCAAAAGTATTTGCTACATACCTACCACCAGAATATCCTTATGATGTTATTGGTGGACAAAAAAATATAAAGGTTGCAGACTTTGATGACAGAGTTGATGTGTTACCAGTTGCAGATCCTAATATATTTTCTATGTCTCAAAGAATATCACTTGCACAAACTGGATTGCAAATGGCAATGGCAAGTCCACAAATACATAACTTGTATAATGCATATAGAAAAATGTATGAAGCGTTAGGTATAAAAGACATTGATAGAATTTTACCACCACCTCCGCCAAGTGCACCTAAAGATCCAAGTTTAGAACACATTGATGCATTAGCGGGTAGACCTTTTCAAGCATTTCCAGGTCAAGATCATAGAGCACACATTACAGCTCACTTAAATTTTATGTCAACTAACATGGTTAGAAATAATCCACAGGTTATGGCTGCAATACAAAAAAATATTTTAGAACATATAAGTTTAATGGCAGCAGAACAGGTGCAATTAGAATTTAGAGAACAAATGATGCAATTACAACAGCTTGCACAACAAGCAGCAGTCAATCCACAAGCACAACAACAGGCTCAACAGATATCACAAAGTATTGAAGCAAGAAAAGCAGTGCTAATTGCAGAGATGACAGAAGATTTTATGAAAGAAGAGAAGCAAATTACATCACAATTTGACTCTGACCCGTTATTAAAACTAAAATCACGTGAGGTTGACCTAAAAGCAATGGAAAATCAACGTAAACAGCAAGAAACAACTGCAAATCAACAACTTGAAAGAGCAAAACTACTTCAAGCGCAACAATTAAACCAACAAAAGATGAATCAAAACGAAGAATTAGCAGAATTACGTGCTGATACATCATTAGAGAAGCAAGAAATAGCAAATGACGCTAGATTTGAACTTGCAAATTTAAAACCAAAGAAGTAAAAGGATAAATTATGATGAACTATAAAACAGGTGGCAAAAAAGTTGCTGTTCCAGAACAAGCAAAGATAGTTGACCCTAAATCTGAGAAAAGTTTTAGAGGAAAAAGCTATATTGCTAAAGGTGATAGCAATCCAGTTAAAGGAACTGGTGCTGCAAGAAAACAAAAAGACGTAACTTGGTATTAGTATGTGGTTAAGTGCTATTAAATTAGCCGTTTCTGCTGGCAGCAAAATTTATGCTAACAAGCAGAGAGCGAAAGTTGCAATGTCTGATGCACAGCTATTGCACGCCGAGCGACAAGCTCGTGGCGAAGAAGATTACCAAGGAAAACTCTTAGAAGCCCGTCAAACAGATTATAAGGACGAGGTAATTTTAGCGATTTTAACGTTGCCAATTTTGGTGCTTGCATATGGAGTTTGGTCGGAAGATCCGGCTGCTATGGACAAGATAAAGATCTTTTTTGA